TAAGCAGCTTCGTTCTGCTGCGTTTGAGATGGCACTGTTTGGTACAGGCATCATGAAGGGTCCTTTTGCTGTAGATAAAGAGTACTCCAACTGGACTGAAGAAGGTGAGTACAACCCTGTCATCAAGACAATGCCACAAACTTCTCATGTTAGTGTTTGGAATTTCTATCCAGATCCAGATGCTTCTAATATGGATGAAGCTCAGTATGCTATTGAGAGACATAAGCTAAGCAAGGTTCAGCTTCGCAATTTGAAGAAGCGCCCAATGTTCAGAGGCAAAGTCATTGAACAAGTTATTAGCATGGGCGAAGATTATGAGAAGAAATATTGGGAAGATGATTTAAGAGACTTTACTCCTAACTTTGGAGTGGAGCGTTTTGAAGTGCTGGAATATTGGGGAACAGTAGACACAGAACTTCTAGAACAAAATGATATTAAGATTCCAGCAGAACTTGAAGATGCTCCCGAACTGCAAGCCAACATTTGGTATTGCAATGGGAAGATTATCAGATTAGTTTTGAATCCGTTTAAGCCAGTTCGCATTCCGTATTATGCTGTACCGTATGAACTAAATCCCTACTCTTTCTTTGGTGTTGGTATCGCTGAGAACATGGACGATACACAAACTCTCATGAATGGTTTTATGCGTCTATCGGTAGATAATGCGGTGCTTTCTGGCAACCTTGTATTCGAGGTAGATGAAACCAACCTCGTTCCCGGACAAGACTTAACAATCTATCCCGGTAAAATATTTAGAAGACAGGGCGGCGCTCCCGGTCAAGCTTTGTTTGGGACTAAGTTCCCTAACGTATCTCAGGAAAACCTGATGATGTTTGACAAAGCACGGGTTTTGGCTGACGAGTCTACAGGTCTACCCTCTTTTGCTCACGGTCAAACTGGAGTGATGGGTGTAGGCAGAACCGCTTCCGGTATTTCTATGTTGATGAATGCTGCTTCAGGCGGCATCAAAACTGTTATTAAGAACGTAGATGATTATCTTCTGCGTCCGATTGGTGAAGCTTTCTTTAACTTCAACATGCAGTTTGACTATGATCCTGAAACTGCTGGAGACTTAGAAGTTAAAGCCAGAGGTACAGAAAGCTTGATGCAGAATGAAGTTAGGTCGCAGCGTCTGCTTCAATTCTTGCAAGTGGTTAACAATCCTACATTGGCTCCGTTTGCCAAGATGCCTTACATCATTCGTGAGATTGCAAAGAGCATGGACTTAGATCCTGATCTGGTAAGCAATAACATGGATGAGGCTATGAAGCAAGCAATGGCTTTGCAAGCTATGCAGCCAGCACAGCCAGAGATGCCGCCACAAGGTGGTGAGATGGCTCCTCCTTCACCGGCTGATACAGCTGGTACAGGTGGTGGGAACATTGGCATTGGTCAAGCTCCGACACCGGGTGAAGAAGGTTTTAGTGGGAATGTTCCGCAGAGTATTCAATGAAGAACAAAGACTGGTTAAACAAATTAAAACCATTGGCAGGTAATGTTACGCAGTGGAGAGCGTATGAAGATATGCTTGATTATTACATAGCTTTACATATTAAAAAGCTAGAGCAAGCCACTGACACTGTAGATATTTATAGAGCACAAGGTGCAATACATAGCCTACAGAAGTTAAAGACACTTAGGGATGAAATTAATGGACCAAATGCCTCTATTTGAAACAGATGACCCAATTGATAGAATTTCTTTAGAAGGAAGTAATATTCCCGGTGGAGGTAGAGGAAGCCTGACTTATAAAGGCGACAATTTTTCTGTTACTCCTTCTGGTTCTTTTTCTTCTCAGTCTAGAAAAACACAGTTTGAAGATGGTGTTATTTTAGATGAAAGCGGAAAACAAGTAGGGGTTGCTATTGATGGTGAGATAAAACTTTCTGAAGGGGTATCTCTTCGTGGTGGTCTTGAAAAAGTTTTTAGCCGAGCACAAGGCGATGCTTATTATAACAATCAAAGAATTGGCGGCTATGATCAAAAAGGAAAAGTAGATAGTCAAAGACTTGGCGCAACAGTTGGAAAGCTTGGTGTTGACTACCAGCAGACTACTCCAGACATGGGTGAACAATTTAAAAATATTAGTGCAGTTTATAAAATTAAAGATACACCAAATGAATCTTTATCTGTAAGTGGAAGCACTGGAACAGGAAGACAACCTAGATTTGGTCTTCAATATAACAAAAGATTTGCAGAGGGCGGGTCAGTGGAACAAATGAATAGACTATTCCAAGAAGGTGGCATGATGCAGGAAGGTGGAACCATTGACCCTGTTAGCGGTAATGAAGTTCCTGTTGGCTCCATGCAAGAAGAAGTTAGAGATGACATTGATGCCAAGCTGAGCGAAGGTGAGTTTGTTTTTCCTGCTGACGTTGTAAGATTTATTGGTCTTGAGAAGTTGATGAAGATTCGAGATCAAGCTAAGCAAGGTCTTCAACGCATGGACGAGATGGGTCAGATGGGTAACGCTGAAGAGGTTGGTGCATCAGTTAATGAAATGTTTGAGGATGACGATAACTTTGAGAGTGAACTAGACAGCGTAATGTCTGAGGTTGAAGCAGAAGAAGGTGCAACTCAAGAGTTTGCCTTTGGTGGTTTAGCTGGTGAAGACTTAGCCAAAGCTCCTAAAAATCCAAGCATTGACACAAGATATTTCAAACACGCAGATGGCAGAGTAATGTACATTGTGTTTGTCAATGACAAACCGTCTGTAAAAATTCCTGAAGGATTTGAACCTATGGATGGTCCGGTGGAGCAACAAGTAGGTAAAGAAGCTGAAGAGAAAGCGGCTGCTGTTGCTGTTGGTGTTGGAGATGCTGGTGGTGGTCCTTCGGAAATGGATATTCTAGGTGCTGCTCAGTCTCAAGCCGGTCCTTCTGCTTTAGGACAAACAAGCTTAATTTCTGTTGATAGTAATGGAAAAGCAAGTATGTCTACAATGGCTAAAGGAGCACAAGTTCTTGCACATGCTTTACCTTTTGGTTCAATTATCGCAGGAAAAATTGGTACAACAGCTCAAGCTCAAATAGATGCTTGGAATAATAGTCAGATTGTAAACATTGGAAGTGAAAGAGGTAAAGTAAATAATTTAGGTGGTAATAGTGGTTTTATTAGTATCCAAGATGCTACGTCTGGTATGGGTATTAATGATATGGGTTTTACTGTCTCTACTACGGAAACTATTGAAGCTCAAAACGCAGATTTGTTAGAAGGATTAACTCCAGCAGAAAAAGCAATGTATGCTGTTCCTACACCTTCGGGTGGTGGTGGGGGCGGTGGATCTGGATCTTCTGGATTAGGTATAGATTTTGGTTCTGGAGTAGATCCAGAAGCTGGTGGTATGGGTCACGGTCAAGGTCAAACTGTAGGTCTTGATGCTTTTGGTGGTGTTGGTCCTTCTGTTGGCGGTGACTCTGGTGGAAGTTCAAGCAGTAGTTCATCAGCAGCTGATGCAGCAGCAGTAGCAGATGCTGCTGCTTCGGTTGAAGGTGCTGGCATTGCTGCTGCTGGGGGAGGTGATAGTGCTGCTGCAGGCAGTGGTGGCTGTTTTATAACCACTGCTGCTGTAGAACACAACAACGAACCAGACGAAGGAAAGTTGCTAACAACACTCCGTAAATTCAGGGATAACTATATGAAGAAAGATCCCGAAAAAATGAAAGATGTTAAATGGTATTATGACAACGCTCCAGCAATTGTTAAGGGATTGAATAACTTAAAGAATTCAAAAGTTGTATATAATAGAATTTATCAGCAATATTTAAGACCGGCTATGAAAGCCATTGAAGAAGGCGACAATAAAAAAGCTTATACTATTTACAAAAATGTTATGAAATATTCTGCTGAGAAAGCAGGAGTAAAAGAAAAGAGTTTAGAAAAGCAAGTAGATAATAAAAAGAAAGGCATAGCTTCAAGGAATAAAGATGTCTCCTAAACTATTTGTTAGTGCCTTTCAAGGCATTAAAACATATTTTATTAATAACACAATGGAAGAGGGCAAGCTTCGTGATGCTGCCCATAAATATGTTGACACACAGACAAGCTTTGCAAATATGCTTGTCGATAACACAATTACAGTCTGCAAAGAATTTGTAGACAAACAAACTAAATTTTGGTTTCCTAGAAAATAGGAAGACTAATGTTATACTCCACAACACACACAGGAATGGAAATGAAAAAAATATTATACAGTTTTGTTAGATGGTTTGAAGACGCCAGAAGAAAAGACATTGAAAGATATCTTTCTAAGTCTCAAAATATTCATGAGGTAGAAACCCGTCTTCGTGACATCGAACATTATCGTACCCGTTATGGGCATTATATTTGACACACACACAGGAGAAACATATGTCAAAGAATCCATTTGAAATTAGAGCCGACATGTTGGCTATGGCTAAAGACTACATGGACAAGCAATATGAGCTTAACGTAAGCTTTGCTAAGGACATGTTGGCACAGGGTAAGCAGACAGCTGAGGAGTTTCAGAAAGCAATTCAGCCTTACTCTGTAGAAGAATTGATGAAGAAAGCTCAAGAACTATATTCTTTTGTTTCTAAAAAAGACTAGACAATAGTTCTATAAAGTAGTATACTTCTCATTGGCTACCTATTTCCCCAGCGGGTGCTGGCTACAGATAGCCCCATTAAGAAAGGAAAATAAATGAGCGAAGAAGTTATTGAGCAGCCGAAAAGGGTTGTTGCTTTTGGTAGACGCAATGCCAACGAAGATAGAATCAAGAAGGCAGAGCAAGAGTTAGAGGAGCTGACGAAAGAATCTGAAACTGTAACTGTTACAGCTGAAGACTCTGAGGCAGAACCAGAGAGTGCAGAAGAGAAGACATTCAAGAAAAGATATGGTGATCTTCGTAGACATTCTCAGAAACAACAAGATGAGTTACAGAATCAAATTAATGAGCTAAGGACTCAGCTTGAGAAGGCAACAGCTAAGGAGATTAAACTTCCAAAGACGGAAGAAGAGCTGCAAAGTTGGGCTTCTGAATATCCCGATGTCTACAAAATTGTTGAGACAATCGCTATTAAGAAGGCTCAAGAACAGTCTTCTTCGTTTGAAGAGCGTCTACGCAAAGTTGATGAGATGGAGCGTAATGCTGCTAGAGATAAAGCTGAAGCTGAGTTGATGAGGCTTCATCCTGACTTTAATGATATTAGAGATCAAGATGAATTTCATGAGTGGGTTGAAGAACAACCCGACTGGGTTCAGAAAGCTTTGTATGAGAATGAAACAGACGCTAGATCTGCTGCCCGTGCAATTGATTTGTACAAGGCAGATAAACAAATCAAAGCGCCTAAGAAGTCTTCAGACAAAGAAGCTGCTATGGCTGTGGGAACTAAATCTGCCAAGACTGCTCCATCTAAAGAAGGGTCTGAGGATTTAATTTACGAAAGCCAAGTGGCTAAGATGACCACTCAACAGTACGAACAGTACGCTGATGAGATTGCTAAAGCAATTAAATCTGGTAAGTTTGTATACGATATGAGTGGCAATGCTAGATAATAGTTGACAAGTCTGTAAAAAGCTTGTATAACTTTGGTTATTCGTAGAGGTATGCTTAGGTATGCCTCTACCTTTGTAATAGTACTACTAAAGTAATATTAATTGCCGCCTACCGGATGGCTCACCAATTATAAGTACGGCAGAGTACATTGTGTATCACAGAAAAGAACTACCAGTAACTCTTGGCGGTTAGCCGTTAATAGAGAAGGAATCTAGAACCTTCCCTATTGACCACCTAACTAAGAAGACCCTGTAGTAGCCACTGTATGTGATTTTAAATGCCTTATCTAAGGAGAACAAAATGGCATTTCCTACCGCATCTGGTTACGGGAATCTTCCTAACGGTAACTTTTCTCCCGTAATCTATAGCAAGCAAGTTCAACTTGCTTTCCGTAAGTCTTCGATTGCCGAAGCTATCACAAACAACGATTACTTCGGTGAGATCGCCAACTTTGGCGACTCGGTGAAGATCATCAAAGAACCTGAAATCACAGTTAAGTCGTACAACCGTGGCACACAGATCACGGCTCAAGACCTTGACGATGAGGATTTCAGCCTTGTTGTTGATCAAGGTAACTACTTTGCTTTCAAAGTGGATGACATTGAAGCTGCTCACTCGCATGTGAACTTCATGTCGTTGGCTACTGACCGTGCTGCTTATCGCTTGCGCGACCAGTATGACCAAGACGTTCTCGGCTACCTGTCGGGCTGGAAACAGTCTGCCAAAGGCGCTGTTGCTGACACTGCTCGTACAGCTGCTGCTGGCACGAAGTCGGTTGATACCGCCGGTGCTGACGAACTGTTGGCTACGATGAAGCTCAAGAAGGGCGACTTTGGTAACATCACCACCGGTTCGGCTGGTGACCATTCGATTCCTTTGGCTGCTCGTCTGCCGGGTGCTACTGCTCTGCCAACAGGCACGGCTTCGCCTCTGATGGTTGTGGCTCGTATGTCGCGTCTGTTGGATCAACAATTTGTTGACACCAATGGTCGTTGGCTGGTGGTTGATCCCGTCTTCATGGAACTCCTGAAGGACGAGGACAGCCGCTTGTTGAACGGCGACTTCGGTGGCTCTGGTATGCAAAACGGCTTGGTGGTGAACAACCTGCATGGCTTCAAGGTCTATGTGTCGAACAACTTGCCAGCTATTGGTGGTGGCGCTGGCACAACTGGTTCTGCTAACCAAAACACCGACTACGGCATTATCGTTGCCGGTCATGAGTCGGCTGTTGCTACGGCTGAGCAGATCACCAAGACAGAGAGCTATCGTGATCCCGACAGCTTTGCTGACATTGTTCGTGGTATGCACCTGTATGGTCGCAAGATCCTTCGTCCCGAAGCTATTGTGACAGCTAAGTACAACGCTGCGTAATTGTGGGGGAGTAACTCTCCCCCTTTTTGAAAGGAATTTTAAATGGCTACTGTAACTACTCTTTCTAGAGCAGCTGGTGGTGCTAGCAATCCGGGTCGCAAGGTGTACATGGTCGAGAAAGAAATCGACTTTGCTGCCGCTGCTACCGCTAAGGGTTCGGCTCTTGCCGCTGCTGATGTGATCGAAGCAATTTCGGTTGGTGCTGGCACTGTTGTGCTCAACGCTGGTATCGAAGTCATGGCTACCCCCGCTGGTGGCACTGGCACGGTTCTGGACTTGGGTGTGACGGGTGTGGACGCTGATGTGTTTGTTGACGGCTTTGCCTTCGACAGCGCAACCGCTGGCGACTATGCTCAAAACGCTGCTGCTTTCCAGCCTGTGGTGCTCGGCGCTGCTGACACCGTTGACGTTCTGGTGCAAGCTGCCACTACCGTTTCTACCTCTGGTAAGATCCGTGTATGGGCTTTGCTGATGAGCGTTGGCGAAATCGGCTCTACCGAAGCCAATGAAGTTGACCGCGATCAACTGGCTTAATTAGTCTTGATGGGGAGGCTCCTTATGGAGTCTTCCCTTTTTACTGAGATTTCATAATGGCTTATAACTTTTTAGAATTGGTTAATCAAGTTAATAGAAGATTCAACGAGGTTGAATTAACTTCTGCTAGCTTTGCCACAGCTAAAGGCTTTTATGGAAGCGCCAAAGATAGTGTTAATGCTGCTATTAGAGATGTAACTCAAAGTCATTTTGAGTGGACATTCAATCATGCTAATAAAGAAGAGACACTTGTTGCTGGAACAACTAGATACGCTATTCCCGATTCAACTTCTTCTATAGATTACAACAGTTTTAGAATTAAAAAAGACGATGCTCTTGGTAATGCAACAACAAAGTTAAATGTGTTGACTTATGAAGAATATCTGAAAAGATTTGTTGATCAAGAATATACAACAGACACTGGAACAAGAGGCTTGCCTCTATATGTTATTCAGGCTCCATCAGAAGAATATTTAGTTTCTCCTGCTCCTGATCAAGCATACACTCTTGTGTTTGAATACTACACTATACCTACTGATCTTAGTTTGTATAGTGATGTACCTACTATTCCTGAAAGATTTAAACATGTAATTATTGATGGTGCTATGTATCATGCTTATATGTTTAGAGGTAATGAACAAAGTGCTGCCATCTCAAAACAGAAATTTGATGAGGGCATAAAGAGAATGAGAACCATTCTTATTAACAGATATACTTACATGAGTTCTTCTTATATTACACCTTCGGGAAGTAATATTTCAGGACCTAGACTAATCTAATATGGCTGACGCTTGGAGCACTTACGCTTTTGAGTTTAAAGGCGGTCTTGTATCGAACCTGTCTCCGTTACAGCAGGGTATTCAAGCGCCGGGTTCTGCTCGTGTTTTGAAAAACTTTGAGCCGTCTATTGAAGGCGGCTACAGAAGAATAGAAGGTTTTTCAAAGTATGATGCTAGTATAGTTCCTGTTTTTGCCAACGGTAAAGTTCAAGGTAGTGGTCAAAGTGGTACGACATTAGTTGTTGCTAACATGGCTGCTCCACCCGCTGCCGGTAATACTTTTACTATTGCGGGTGTTACAGGAACATATACAATTGCTGGTGGAGGTGTTTCATATAATAGTGCTACTAAGGTTGCTACATTGACACTTTCATCTACATTAGCCAGCAGCCCAGCAGATAAAGCTGCTGTTACTTTTGATAATACAAGTGATCTTATTTCTGGTGTAGCTACATGGAATGGAACAACTGTAGCAATTAGAAACAACTCGGTTTATACTAGCACAGGATCTGGATATACTCAAATAAATGTTCCTTCCTATGGAACTGTTCTTGTTAATGGCGCAGGACAAACTGGTGGAACACTTGCTGTAGATGGTTTAACAGATACTCCACAAGTAGGAGATACGTTTACTGTTACAGGGATAGAAAAGGTCTATACAATAACAGCTGCTGTTACAGTTACTTCTGGTGCAGCTACACTTACTATTAGTCCTAACTTAGCTAGTAGCCCTGCTGACAATGCTACTATTACATTCTTAGAAACAGACTGCACTATTTCTGGTAAAGCTAGATTTACTAAGTATAGGATTGGTTCGGATGAAAAGATAGCCTGTGCTACCAGCAGCAGCAATCCTTTTATATATGATGGAACTTCTTTTGCAAAGATAAATACTAACTCAGATGTAACAGGCGCTCAGCATGTAACATGGTTTAAAAATCAGTTGTTCTTTGCAAAAGGTGATAAATTAATATTCACTTCTCCTTACACAGATACAGATTTTAATATTGCTAATGGTAGCGGTGTTATGAATGTAGGGAGTGAGATCACAGGTCTTAGAGTTTTTAGAGAACAACTTATAATTTTCTCTGAACAAAGAATTCAAAGACTTGTTGGTAATACACTGGCAGACTTTGTGTTGCAGCCTATAACTACAAACATTGGTTGTGTAGCTGAAGATACAATACAAGAGATTGGTGGTGATTTAATTTTCTTAGGTCCTGATGGATTAAGACTATTAAGTGCCACAGACAGAATTGGAGATTTTAACTTAGCTGTTGTTTCTAAAGGTATACAGAAAGAAATGACTGACTTAATAGCTGCTTCTACTAATTTTTGTAGTACAGTTATTAGAAAGAAAAGTCAGTACAGAATCTTTGGTTTTTCTGCTGCTGTAAGTACAGAGAACTCTTCGGGTATTATTGGGACACAGCTAATTGGTGGAGACACTTCAGGTGTTGCTTGGGCACAGCTAAGTGGATTTAAAGCTAATGTGACTGACAGTGATTATTACAATTCTGAAGAAATTGTTTTATTCGCTCAGTCAGACGGTTATGTTTATAAGATGGAAGATGGTAGTAGCTTTGATGGCGCTAATATCTTAGCTACTTTTTCTACTCCTTATGTTCCTTTTAATGATCCAAGAATTAGAAAAACATTTTATAAGCTTCACCTCTATACAGACCCATCAGGATCTGTTACAACTGATGTAAACTTAAAACTAGATTTTGATGATTTAGGAAGCATACAACCCGATACAGTTTCTTTAACTAACGAAACAGGATCTGTTGGTTTCTATGGTTCCCCTCTCGCAATTTTTGGTGTTACGACATTTGGTACAAAATTAAAAAGAGTATTTGAATCACAGATTGTTGGAAGCGGTTTCTCTGCTTCATTACAGTTTGTTAGTGACGGAACGTCACCACCATTTAGTTTGGACGCCGCAACTGTAGAATATTCTACACATGATAGGCGCTAAGGAAGGATAATAACGTGGCTGGTTATACAAGAGCAGATACAGCAAACAACATTGCAGATGGTAACATTATCAATGCAGCAGACTTTGATGCTGAATACGATGCTATTGAAGCAGCGTTTGATGCGTCTACTGGTCACACCCATGATGGAACAAGTGCTGAAGGAGCACCTATTACTGTCGTTGGTCCAGTGCAAGATGTAGTAGTTAGTATTACAGCTATTACTCCCAAAACAGATAACACTATTGATTTAGGTAGTTCCTTAAAAGAATTTAAAGACTTATACATTGATGGAACAGCTAACATTGATTCTCTTGTTGCTGACACTGCTGACATTAATGGTGGTACAGTTGATGCCTCTGTTATAGGTGGGACTACTCCAGCGGCTGGTACATTTACAACAGCCACTGCAACAACTGGAAATATCACTACAGTTAATGCTACAACAGTAGACACAACAAATCTAGAAGTAACTAACTTAAAAGCTAAAGATGGCACTGCTGCTGGTAGCATCGCAGACAGCACAGGCGTTGTAACTCTTAATAGTTCTGTTCTTACTACAGCAGACATCAATGGTGGCACAATTGATAACTCAACAATTGCCACTTCTGATATTACCGTAGGTGCTGGTAAAACGCTTAATGTTTCTGCTGGTACTCTTACTTTAGCTAACGATCAGATTAGTGGTGACAAAGTTGAAGGTGGCACTATCAGTGCTACTACTATTACCACTCTTACTTCTACAACTGGAAACATTACAAATGTCAACGCAACGACAGTTGATGCTACAAACGTAGAAGTAACTAACTTAAAAGCTAAAGATGGAACAGCTGCTGCTACTATTGCTGACAGCACTGGTGTCGTTACCATCCCAAGTTCGGTTCTTACATCAACAGATATTAATGGAGGAACCATTGATGCTACTACAGTTGGTGCTACTACCCCTTCTTCTGGTGCTTTTACCACTCTCACTGCTTCTGGCACAGCTACTTTTACCACTCTCAATGCTTCTGGCACAGCTACTTTAAATACTCTTGCTAGCAGTGGTGCAACGATTACTGGTGGTACAATTAATGGTACAACTATTGGAGCAACTACTCCTGCTGCTGGTACATTCACAACAGCCGCTGCTACAACAGGTAACATTACCACAGTTAATGCAACGACAGTTGATACAACGAATATTGAAGTAACTAATATTAAAGCTAAGGATGGGACCTCTGCTGGTTCTATAGCTGATAGCACTGGTGTTGTTACATTAGCAAGTTCTGTATTAACAACTACAGATATTAACGGCGGTACGATTGATGGTGCTGCTATTGGTGCTAGTTCTCCTTCTACTGGAGCTTTTACAACTCTAAGCACCACAGGTGGTTTAACTGTTGGTGGGGACTTAACTGTCAATGGCACAACAACCACCATCAATTCCACCACCTTGACGGTGGATGATTTAAACATCACTGTTGCTTCTGGTGCTGCCAGTGCTGCGGCAGCTGATGGTGCTGGGTTGACAGTTGATGGTGCTAATGCTACAATACTTTATACTAATGCTACTGACACATGGGACTTTAATAAAGGAGTAGTAACTACTTCTTTGACAGCTTCAGGTGCTTTTGCTTTAACTGGCGACCAAGTTCAGATTAGTGAGGGTGGTACAGGTGCGACAACGGCTGCTGATGCAAGAACAAATTTAGGTTTAGGAACGGCAGCAACCACTGCTTCTACTGACTATGCTACTGCTGCACAAGGAGCTTTAGCAGATAGTGCGTTGCAGTCTGGTGATAATGTTTCTACATTGACTAATGATGCGGGGTATGCTACAACTGCTGCTACGGTAGCTAAGACAGCTTCTACTGGTTCTGCTGTTGTTCCTGCTGGAACACAAGCGCAACGCGATGGCAGTCCTTCTGCTGGTTACTTTCGATTTAATTCAGATGCTGGTGCATTTGAAGGCTACAACGGAAGTGCTTGGGGAAGCATTGGTGGTGGCGCAACCGGCGGCGGTGGAGACGCTGTGTTCGTCGAGAACGACCAAACGGTCACGACCAACTACACAATCCCGGCGACCAAAAACGCAATGTCCACCGGACCGGTAACCATCAACTCAGGCGTCACAGTCACCGTGTCCAGCGGCAGTCGCTACGTTGTAATTTAAGGAAACGATTATGGCTCTTGAATTAAATGGAACAACAGGCGTCAGCCTAGTACAGGATGGCGTT